TATTCCTTGAGGCACCTGCCGGAGCGTTTCGCAAAGCAGAGGACGCGAAAGAGTTTATTGACGCGTTCAACAAGGTCGAAGCAGGAGCCGAGAACTCCGCTAAAGCCGGACTGCTACGCGAAGGCGTGAAGGCAAACGCGGTAAGCATGTCGAACAATGATGCACAGTTTGCCGAGTTGCAACGCTTCACACGGCAAGATATCGGCATGCTCTTCGGACTCGAAGGAATGCCGGGCGATGGGGAAAGCACATCGTACAACAGCCTCGAACAAAAGAACCTTGCGTACATGCAAGCCCTTGACCGTTGGCTAGTCAAGTTCGAGGAGCAATGCGATATGAAGCTCCGAACGCCACAAGAGAAGCAAACCGGCGAAGTTTATTTTAAGTTCAACGCGGCGGCGTTGTATCGCACCGATCTTAGAACGACGATGGAAAGCTTTTCCAAGGCGATTGCGTCGCGGATTATGAACCCAAACGAATGCCGGGCTAAACTTGATCTTAACCCGTACGTTGGAGGCGACGAGTTCATTAACCCAGCCATTTCCGAAGCGACCGGCGAACAGTCAGTGGATGAAGTCGAAGACACGCCAGAGGACGACGTGGAAGATGCGACCGAAGACGCACAAAACGCGATGGCGGTAGAGCAGATGCTACGCGACCTCATCAAAACGGAGGGCAACAACGCGATCAACGCATCCGGGAAGGCTCAATTTGTGGCTTGGATCGGCAAAAACTATCCAAAATGGCAAGCGAAACTAGCGGATAAGATCGAAGCCATCGGACTCGACCGCGATCTAGCTCGCATCCACTGCGAAAAATCAACGCTGATTTTGGCCGAATTAGCGGCTAAAAACGGGGGCGAATCGCTCAAAAAAGCGGTCGAAAACGAGGTAAAGACGTGGGAAAACAGGGTGTTTGACCTGAAAAGGGGTGGAAAATGATCGAAATCAAGGCGGAATTGAACGAAATCCTGCTGACCGGCGTTGTTGGCGATGGATGGGATGAAAACCCGATCACTCAGCGGGGCGTGGTCGATGCGTTACGCTCCTTCGGTTCAAATGCCGTTACTGTCCGCATCAACTCCCCAGGAGGGGCGGCTGATGAGGGAATTGGCATTTACAACGCACTGCGATCCCACAAAGGAGAGGTAACAACGATCAACGACAGCCTAGCAGCATCGGCGGCGTCGATCATCTTCCTAGGCGGTGCCAAACGACTGATGGCGGACGGTTCAAGGCTCATGATTCACAGGGCGATGGGTTTTGCATTCGGCAACCGGGAAGAGCTAGCGAAGGTCATAAACGCTCTCGAATCCTACGACGCAAGCCTTGCTGACATCTATTCGCAATACGCGAAGTTGTCAAAGAGCGAAATCGAAACGGCGATGGCGAATGAGTCGTGGTACGAAGTCGAAAAGGCTATCGAGTTAGGCTTTGCAACTGGTCGAGTTGAGAACGGCGGCAAGAAGCGAAAGACCTCGAACGCATTCGACCAAGCAAGAGTTAATTTGCTCAAAGCAAAGATGGCTCAGTACGCCGGAGGCTTGACAACGCGTTAGCCACCTGCTAGGTTTAGTGCATCGCACTAGCCTAACGGGTGAGGGCACACGGCTGTTAAACCGTGCAAAAGACGAAGGGTTCGAGTCCCTTGTGCGATCTTTGAGCGTAAGCCTCAAAAACTCTGCAACTAATTAGCGGCAGTGACACACGGAATAGTTTTATAACGAAACCGTGGCAGTCATGCCGCTATCTTGGTTTATCGACTGCCACACAGCACAGGAGCAGTCGGTATGAAAACCGCAAAGCAAATCGGCGAAGAAATCGTAGCCTTGCAAGCCAGGGTTAAGGCAATCCAAGACGTAGCGACCAGCGAAGGACGTGAACTTTCCGCAGAAGATCAAACCGAGATCGACGCAATCGTCGGCACTGACGGCAAAGCCGGTCAGATTGAAAACTTGAGCAAGGAACGCGAACGAGCAATTCGCATCGAGTCGGCAGTCTCAAACACTGTCCGACAAGTCAATGAGACTCGAAGCGTTGAAGCATCGGCATTCCGCATTCCAGCAACCGCACGTGCGACCGGGAAGCTCAAGGCGTTCAAAGGCCCAGATGCCGAACGCGACGCGTTCAAAGCCGGTCAATTCTTCCGAGCGTTGAACGGAAACACTCAAGCCCGTCAATGGTGCCGCGATAACGGCGTCCTGAATGCGATGGGTGAAAATGACGATCTACGCGGCGGCGTGCTTGTGCCGCCTGAGTTTGAAACGTCGGTGATTTCCTTGATGGAAACCTACGGCGTTACCAGTCGCTTTGCTCGCACTTACCCAATGGGAAGCGATACCGTGACGATCCCTCGACGCGTCAGCGGTCTTACCGCCTACGCAGTTGGCGAAGCGGGCGAGATCACTGCTAGCGATCCATCTTTGGGGCAAGTCTCTTTGACCGCCCACAAGTGGGCTACGCTAACCCGCGTATCGAACGAACTCAACGAGGATGCGGTTATTGCCATTGCTGATTACTTGGCGATGGAGATGGCACAGGCCCATGCCCTCAAGCTGGATCAAGCCGCGTTTCTCGGTGACGGTTCGACTACCTACGGCGGCATCAACGGGCTAGCCAACGTACTTGCGGCTGGTTCGGTTGCAACCGCAGCAGCAGGTCAAAACACTGCCGCAGGGTTGACTATTGCAGTCTTCCAAGAAGCAGTCGGCAAGTTGCCTGAGTTCGCGGGGATGAATCCAGTGTGGTTCGTTCATAAAGCGATTTTCTGGAACGTCCTCGCACGCTTGCAACTCGCAGCCGGTGGGAACAACTACGTGGACCTCGGAAGCGGTCCAGTGTTGCAATTCATGGGCTACCCAGTCCAGTTCACGCAAGTGATGCCAAGCACGATCAGCGGCGGAACGAAACTTGCCTACATCGGTGACTTGTCGATGGCGTCCACCTTGGGACTTCGACGCGGTGTCAGCGTTGTTGCTGACTCTTCCCGCTACATGGAGTTTGACCAAACCGCTTTCCGTTCGATCACTCGATGGGACTTCAATGTCCACGAAATCGGCGATGCAAGTAACGCAGGGCCGATTGTGCAAGTCAAGGCCGCAGCGTAATTAACCGAACCACTCAACGAAAGGAATTGACGTTATGAATCCACTACAGCAATGCAAGTTTGTCACCGCGATTAAACCCGGTGCATTGATTGACAATAACACGGCTACGGCCGATGTTGTTGATACCAGGGGATACGACTACGCGACGATTATCGTGCAACTCGGTGCAACCGATATTGCGATGACCGCATTGAAGTTGCAAGCCTCATCGACGAGCGGCGGAAGTTATGCCGACATCACTGGAGCAACCTTCAACGGTGGCTCTGGTCTAGGCGGTGCAACGCTCGCTCTGCCGAGTGCGACCGATGACGGACAGACCTGCGTCTTCCAAGTCGATCTTCGCGGCAAGGAGCCATTCTTGAAGGTTGTCGCAACCTTTGGCGATGGAACCAGCGGTGGCTACATCGCATCCGTGGCTGTCTTGTCCCGTGGCAAGATTGCTCCAACAACCTCAACAGGTGCAGCAGACGGTGACGTTTGCCGAGTGGTCTAGTCTGATGGACTTGATCCTTAATCAATTTTGGCAAGGGCTACCAGCCGGCTATCGGCTGGTGGCAGTGCCTATCGGGCAGGCAGAGTTGATGATTGCTAGAGGACTCGCAAATGCGATTGATACCAGAGCTAGTGACCGGGCCGACAACAGAGCCGGTGACACTCAGCGAAGCAAAAAAGCAACTCGAAATCGCCAGTAGCGACACTACTCACGATGTTCACCTATCCGCCTTGATTCAGGCGGCCAGGGAGCAGTGGGAGCATGACACCGATACGGTCACTTGCTACCAAACGCTTCGATTGCGGGTTGGTTCGCTTTACGATGGCTTTACGCTATTGCGATCACCGATCCATTCGATTACCTCGATCCAGTACTACGATGGCAACAACGCATTGCAGACGCTATCGAGCAGTCTGTATCAGTTGCATGTCGATCAGTTCAGGCTTGCCTATCAGGTGAGCCTACCAGCGACCGCATCGCGTTGGGATGCTTGGACAATTCAATACAAGTGCGGGTACTCGCAAGACGGGCAAAGCGTACCAGAAGCGGCAAAGGCGGCTATCAAGTTACTGGTGGCGCACTACTTTGAGAACCGCGATATGCTCATGTCCGAAGCATTGCAGACGATGCGACCGTATGAAATGTTGGTTCGCCGTTACATGCGGAGCAGTTACCCATGAGCGGACGACCAAGAGATTTACGCGTTGGACGACTTCGCCAGCGTTGCACAATACAGCAAAAGACAGAGACGCAAGACGCATCAGGCCAGTCTATCGTTTCGTGGACAAACTACGTTTTTGGCGAGCCTTGCGAGTATTACCCAACGGGCGGTACTGAATCGATGCGAGGTAGGCAACTAGAAGCGGGGACAAGAGCGGTTTTTCGCGTCAGGTATCGAAGCGGATACAACACTCAGATGCAAGTCGTTTACGATGGCGAAAACTACGGCATCACGCACATTAACCCGGTGGATGGGCTACGCAGATACATTGACCTTATTTGCTCGGTGGTGATGTAATGGGCAGCAGCATCGAAATCAACATAGACTTGATAAAGGCAATCGGAGCGATCCCGTTAACGCTTCGAAACGGGCCGTTCGGTAGGTGCCTTGGTGAGTTTGCAAAGCCTATCGCAAAGGCGACAGAGCCGCTATCGAGATCATCGAGAGAAAGCGGAAGTCGGAAGCGATGGAGTAAAAAGTACAAAGACAATCCCGCATTTAGCAACGATTCACGCAAGCATATCGGGCACAAGGTAGGTAAAAGCGGCGTGGTTGTTTATGTCGGTGCCCAATACCCAAAGGGCAATAAGCAACAGTTTGTTATGCCGTACAAAAAAGGCACTTCCTACACTCGATACCTTTGGGGCAAGCCGGGCCAGCAAGTTTTGCGGACTTCGCGTCGCGGAAATCAATACTATGCAACCGTGGGCGCGAAAGCACAAACGGCGAACTTCCCAAACAACGAACGGGCACCAGTTCGGGCGTATGACCAAACGAGGTCGCAGGCGGAAGCGGCATTCCTCGACAGACTGCAAAAAGAGATAAAGGAGCTACGTCTTGGCTAAAAACATAACACTCACAGATACCGTAACCATCGCATCGAGCGGAACGACCTCGACAGCACTAACGATGCAAGGCGGACGCGTACCGCTTGCCATCGTTACGCCTTCGGGGTTGAGCGGTTCGGCGTTTACGTTTCAGGCATCAGCCGATCAGGGAACGAACTTCTACAACCTCTACAACGAGGGCACGCAGTACAGCGTTAACGTAGGGGCTAGCCGCTATATCGCACTCAATCCAAACGTCTTCGAGGGCGTCAAGGTGCTACGCATTGTCAGCGGGTCGAGCGAAGCGGCAACGCGTACCATCGGCATCATTAACGGGGAACTGTAATGTCAGCGATTGGTGAAGCGTTGCGTACTAAGTTGCTTTCCTATGCAAGCGTTTCAACGCTTATCGGTCAGCGAATGTACCCAGATGTTTTGGTACAAAAAGCAACGCTTCCAGCGGTGATTTACTACGTCATCTCGACGCAACGCGATCACATGGTAAGCGGGTTAGGTAAGTCTGCACACGCACGAATAACGCTCGAGTGTTTCGCACTGACTCGCACGGCGGCAAGTGCAATCAGCCGAGCAATTAGAGAGACTGGAATTGATTCGTTTCGAGGCGTTGTTGATGGCTATACCTTTTGCGGTATCGACTTCGATAGCGGCGATGAATACATGCAAGATCCTCCAACCGATGGCAACCAGGAGCATCGGTATTTGGTTAGTTTCGACCTCCTGGTTCACTACAAGGAGCCTTGATTATGGCCGCTTTGACTGTTGCAGATACCGGGTTGGGGGCAACCATCGCCGGGACTGGTTTGGTTACAACTCAGATCACTCGAATCGGGGATTTCAACATCTCGGTCGATGCGTTGGATATCACGCACTTGGGCACCACGCTCTATGAGCAACTGCGACCAAGCGACCTGCGAAAGAATCCAGAAATCGAAATCGAGTTTAATTGGCTTGGTGCTTCTCCACCGATCACTACCGCAATGATTCCATCCTCGGAGCCATACGCGGGAATCGCAGTAACCTTGACATTTCCAGGAGCGGGAAGCGTCCAGGGCACAGCCTTCGTGAAAAACGTGAAATTCCCTTCGTGCGAAAAGGGCGTTATCATGAAGGGCAGTTACACCCTCCAGTTTGACGGTGCAACAACTTTGACTTTCACAGCGGCTTAGTAAGGGGCTTTTATGTTTGCTCTCAAGCAACAAATGGGTTTAAGGGCCGACGGGGTTTTGATCCCGTTGGCACAGTTTCAGGTGCTTTTCGACGGGGTGCTAGTTGGGTACTTGCCACACGGCGAGAAGGTGCAGTTACAAGCGTTGTTCAACTTCCCGCACGAGTATTTGACAGAGGGCGAAATGGCATCAATTGAGATGCAAGCGATGAACGCCTTGGGCTATCAGGTCGACGTCGAACCGCCTGAGCAATTCTCTCGGCAGTTTGTCGAGGAAGCAAAACGGATCATCGAGGAGGAGGGAGACGATGAGTGAACTAGATCGATTCCTAGCGGCGGCATCGCGTCCACTTCGCACAATCGAGATCCGCATTGGTAGCGAAGTGTTTATGCTTCGTGAGCTATGCGAGGCTGATGCGGCGGATATGGAAGTCTCGATGCAAAAAGGCGAGAGTTTCGATTTTGCGAAGCATCGAAGGTTGCTTGTGTCGTATTGCTTGGTGGGGAATGATGGCGAACGTATCGTTAAAGATTCGGACGCACTCAAGCCACTGCCGCGAAACACCATCGGCAAACTGTACGAGCAGGCCTTAAAACTTTCCGAGTACGATGCTGGCGAAATCGAAGCACTAGCAAAAAAATCCGACGCAACCGAAGGCTAGCAATCGCCTTTCGGCTTGCGTTGCGTTGGGGGATTGTTGACCCGATGGCATGGATGAAGAGCCTACCGTCGGGTGCGTTAAATCAGTGGATTGCGTTTGACTCAATTGAGCCTATCGGCGAAGAGTGGGAGCAAACCGCGTCAATTATTCACGCTATCAACTTGCCTCTATACGCTAGGGCTGGTCAGGAGATGCCGGAGGTAGCTGACTTCATGCCGAGTCGCTACAGACGGCCAAAACGGAGCGCAAAAACGATGCTAAAGCAAGCCGCTAAAGCATCGACGCAAATAGCAGGACAGGTAAAAGCGATGTTTGGATTAGGAGCAAAGTAATGGCACAGACAATCAACGTCGCAAATATCAAGGTCGGGCTAGATGTTGAGGAACTGCGAAAAAATGGGCAGTTTACGCGGAATGAACTTAATAGCATCGCACGCATTGCGAGAGAGTCTATCGACCCGTTCGACAAGTACGAAACTGAACTCGAAAAACTGTCGAGGGCGTTTAAGGCCGGTGGTTTAACGGCTGACGCATTCGCACGGACGCAGGAGACGTTAGCCAAGAAGCTCGGCATAACGGTGCCTACGGGGGCAATGGCTCAGTATACGCAGTCAATGGAGCAACTGCGAAACAAACTACAAGCGGGCACCATCTCCGCCGATGCTTTTCGTCAGGCTCAATTGTCGCTCCAGTCGCAACTTGGGTTGACCACGAAGGAAGCACAGAAGCAGACGGAAGCGATTGCGGCACAGCAATCCGCGATCAACGCGGTAAAGAATCTCACGTTGGGATACGTTGGGCTAGGTGCTGCGATAGGTGGCATTCGGTCGGCAATCACCCTTTCCGCCGACATGGAACAAACAAAAGTAGCCTTCGAGGTAATGACCGGATCAGCGAAGACCGCTTCCGGGATTATGGCGGACTTTAAGAAACTTGACGTTGATTCGCCTATCAACTTCTCCGACTTCGCAAAGGCAGGTAAAACGCTTTTGCAGTTTGGCGTAACAGCGGATCAGATCAAGCCGACGCTAGCAAGACTCTCGGCAATATCGCTCGGCAATCCAGAGCAGTTTCAATCGCTCGCAATGGCATTTGGTCAAGTGCAAGCCAACGGGAAACTGATGGGTCAAGAAGTCTTGCAGATGGTCAATGCAGGCTTTAATCCATTGCAAGAAATCAGCCGTACTACCGGCATTGCGATGACCGAACTACGGAAGCAAATGGAGCAAGGTGGCATTAGTGCCCAGATGGTCGCCGATGCGTTTAAGAGTGCAACGGAAGAGGGCGGACGCTTTGCTGGAATGAATGAGAAGTTAGCCGCTACGCTATCGGGCCAGTTTGCTAAAGCTGGTGGCGATGTTAAGGCGTTGGCGATAGAGATCGGTACAGCGTTGACTCCAGCGGTCACAGCGTTACTCGAAGCATTTCGCACGCAAGCGACCGGCGGCGGAACGCAGGCTTTGATCTCGACACTAGGTAAGTTCGCTGACGGATGGGGTTTTTTAATCTCTGCTGTCTCTGGACATGCTGGTCAATACATGGACAAAATGAAGGAGATGGGTCGAGCCGAAGAGGATGCGATTGCAGACGCGATGCACGCCGAGTGGATGAGGCTAGAGAATAAGAAGAAAGCCGACGCGGAAGCAGGTAAACTAGCGGAGCAAGCCAAGCAACGAGCGAAAGAGGAAGCAGCAGCGGAGAAGGCTAAAGCGGCGGAAATCGCCAAGGATGAACTGAACAAAAAGCAGATCGAGGAACTCAAGTCGTTACGAGATCAGTACGATCAATTGACGATGAGCGAAACCGAATACATGGCGGCAAAGCAGAGAGCCGCAGGGTATTCCGAAAACGACATCAAGCGATACCAGACGCTCAACAAACTCATCGAGGAAGCGAAGCAAAAGAAGCAAGCCGAGCAGGATGCCGAGAAGATCAAGGAGGGCATGCGATCCCCTCAAGAGCAATTGCAAGCGGAACTACAACGCATCGAGGGTATGGTTGCACTAGGGCCTGAGAAGGGCCTCAGCCGTCAACAGGGCGATCAAGCAGCGATGGAAGCGGCCATGCGATTCGGTACGCAAAGCGGTCAGGAAATCGCCAAGAACATCGCTCCAACTCTCAAAGCAGGCACTAAGGAGGCATTTACGTTCATGCAGCAGGAAAACGCAAAAGGTAAGCAAGAAGCGGAGCGTAAGAAGATGGCGGAAGATTTGCTCAAGGAAGCAAGGAAGGCTAACGAGCTTGCTGAGAATGCACCGCGAATCGCTTTTAGGAGGTAGTCACGATGGCCAATGAGTTAGTAGGTAGTGAGTTACGCAAGGGCAGCGGATTTGTTCGCAAGGGGCAAGGGTTCTCGTTAGTCTTCGGTGAGTCGTGGAGCTTTCGCGTTAAGGCCGAGGATAAGTTTACCTCTCGTCTCTCGGTACTGACCGAGACTCCAGGCTTGCCCCGCGTCGGTTTGCTATACGGGCCTTTGGGCTTGGTATGCGATGACTTGACCGCCGAGCGGGATGAAAAGCACCCCATTTACTGGACTGTAGACGCGAAGTTTCAAACGGGCACCGAAGAGCAAAAGCAGTCGCAGGAGAATCCCGACAGTCCAGACCCTACAACGTGGGTGCCAGTTTTTAAGATCGATTCCTTCGTGACCAAGGAGCGGGTACTAGTTCAGGATCGAACCACGCCAACAGCCAAAAAGCCGGTGAACTCAGCGGGCACGCCATTCGATTCACCGTTAACAGAGACGCGAAGCCTTTGCCAATTTTCGTTTGTGCAATTCGAGGATGCAGGGCAAAAGTTGAAGGTGTTTTTGGATCGAAATGACACTGTAAACCAATCATCATTCGACGCTATTGGGCAAGTATTCGACGCAAGAACCTTGCTACTCGAAGTAGTCGAGGCGGAGTTAGGATCGTACGCAGGTTTTGCGGCATGGCGGGTTAAGTATAAAGTGACCTACGATCCAGATAAGCATGACGAACTACGGCTAGATGTTGGGCCGTATTACGTCGATGCAGCGGACGCGAACAAGTTAAAGCGATACATGGACGACACGAACACGTTCGGCATCATCGGAGCGTTAAACGGTACGACCGGAGCGAAGGCAGCAACGCCAGCAACGCTTACTTTCCGGTGCAAAAAGGAAATCAACTTTTCATCCTTTATAAGGACTTCGTAGCATGCCTGATGAAGTTCTGTACGCTTTCAACGATGCCGATTCCCTTGAACTGCTTCGCATGATCGGCAGCGGGTCAAGCACCGGCGGCAATAGCGACCCCACACAACAAACTGCGGATTGCTTGATTGCAGTCGCAACGAGTACAATCACAGCAAGGGCGGGTGCTACGCTAGGCACAGGCACGGCGAAGGTTAAGCGAATAACGGACGCTAACGTACTCGAAGACCTCTACGACGTTAACGTGGTCAACATGGGTTCAGCGATTGCAAACGGTGCTTACCTTGCACTGTTTCGCATCGGTAATAAATTCTCGGCGGTTGAAATTTGCTAGGGGGTTGGCGTGAGCAAGTTAAGCAAGTGTTGCTGCGATTGTTGCATAACCGAAGAAGAGATGCCGTGGGAGACGGTAACGCTTAAAGCACCATACGAGACTTGCAACGGAGTGACGGAGCCGCCGACATATCCAAGTCAACCGCTAGTTCGCCAAGGGTGTTGCTACGTTGCTGAATTTGAGTTGGATTGTCAGACAGCAACAAATGTTTGCGACTTGTGGGCGCGTCGCAATTACTCGTTTTCGTATACCGCAGACTTTTACAAAACGCAAACCGACTTCATCAATCGAACGACTCCACCAACAACGCCGGTTTGCGATTGCATCAAGTACCAAACCAAGCAAGTCTCGTTTGATGGCAAGATCAGAATCTACTATCTCGCACAGTACGATTTAATACGCTTGAGAATCACGGTCGGCAAGGCGTTAACAAAGTGCGACGAAGACGCTGAGCCGGTTTGCAGGTTCTTCGTTGCGACGACCTATTATTACACGATCCTTGAGGACATTTCAAACGCGTACGTTTACAAGAAAATAGACAACGCCTGCACGGGTGTCTATCGCAACGGCATATGCTCCTACACGAACAGTTGGACAGAAGAGGAGGGCACCGACAGCGATAATTGCCCCGAAGGGCTTGTGGTCAATCCAGCAACGGCGGAACTGGATATTGGATCGTTTACGCGAATCAAGTTTTACGACACGTTGCCAACTGGCGAAGTATCGCTTACCAACGCCGACTCGTTGCCGAATAGTTGCTGCACTGGAAAAACGAATTGCACGTTTGTCGTTGTGCCATGCGGGTTAAGCGATACGGCTTCAAGCGATCGATGCTTGCCAGCGTTGCCAGAGTTTGACGGGCAATTCGAGGATATCTGCTATCCTGGAATGCAGGATGATAGATCAAATCCAGGGTTTGGGGATTCTACCGGATGCTTCTCGATTCTCCCAAAGGATGAAGCCGTGCTTGTGATGACTCAAGCCTATTACATTGATGGGCCTTGCAACTTCGTCCAGGATGCCCCGTTTACTCCAAACTGTCTGCAAGAGTATCCAGGTTTTGATTACTTCGTATCGGAAAACGACCCCGATAGAATCTTTGGCAATCCTTCGATGTGCGGAACGCTCAACGATTATTGCTTGGGCGGTGAAGATCCACCATTGCAAGAGTTTTGCGAGGTTGAAGGGTCTACTGGTTGCTGCTTTCGTTTTGACGATCAGGGTATGCCAATAGCGAATAATTGCATTGACTTGCAAGGAAGTTGCCAGCGTGACTTACGCGACCTCACTTGCTCAATAACTACAAGCCATTTCACGGCTGGAGATGTTTGTTTCCCAGTGCCTACGGTTACCTTGGAGTTTGCGTAATGCTTGACCGAAGCAATCCAGACCTCGGCAAGTTGGCTTGCGGACGCAATAAGGGCAAGCAGATTGCTCTAGGCGGCAAGCGGATAACGTACGCATCCTTTACGATCACGCCACTACCTAACGCATGGCTGGCCTTGCACGCTTACAACGGATGCGATCCCGTATGGCATGCGGAATGGGAATTGACTATCCCCAACTACGGTTGTTCATGCCGCAAAGACTACGCCGAGTACAAAGCCGCAAACCCTCCCGACTTCTCATCGCCAGACGCCTATTGGCTTTGGGGTGTACAATTGCACAACTGGGTTAATCGCAAACTCGGAAAGCCTGAGTTGACCGTTGAAGAGGCATTAGCAATTTGGAGGCGGGAAGATGGCGTGGAGACTCAACAAGTTACAACGCAATGTAATCGAGATCAATTGCGAACTGACGAAGAATAAAGACTGGGAGCAGTGGGTGTTATTGCGGTCAGACGTACACCACGATAACCCTAAGTGCGATCAAACTCTCGAGCGTAAACACCTCGATGAAGCACTCGCCGTTAATGCTCCAGTCATCGACAACGGCGATCTATTTTGTGCGATGCAAGGGCGATGGGACAAGCGAGCCGATAAGTCAGCACTGAGACCGGAGCATCAGGGCAGTAACTACTTCGACTTGCTGGTCGATACCGCGTACGAATACTACAAACCCTACAAAGAAATCTTTGCGGTAATGGGCAGAGGCAACCACGAAACAGCGATCACCAAGGCACACGAGACGGACTTGACGGACAGGCTAGCCGGTCGATTGCGTGCCCACAACGGCATCACGGAAGCCAGCGGATACGGCGGATGGGTTATCTTCCGTTTTCGCGTTGGCGAGGGCAATCGCAGTGCTAAGGACTCCGTGACGCTTTATCACTTCCACGGGACGGGCGGCGGTGGGCCGGTAACGCGGGGCACGATCCAAACAAACCGAATAGCGGTTATGACGCCGGACCCAGAAATCGTTTTAACCGGGCATACGCACGATGAGTGGGCGTTGACTATACCGAGGCAGCGATTGAGTATTCACGGCAACGTTTACCACGATGAGCAGCTGCACATCAGGTGCCCAGGGTACAAAGACGCTTGGGGCGTTGGCGATCACGGCTGGGAAGTTGAACGCATGCTAGGGCCGAAGTCTTTAGGGTCGCATTGGCTGCGGTTTTACTGGGATGGCAAAGCAGATCGAGTGCTATTCGATCACATGCGAGCGAAGTAACAAAATGGGCAAAGACCTATTTTGCGAACTTCGTGACGCACTCAAGGCGGAACACCCTACGCTTGCTATCTCGGTGCGTAGGTGTCGCGTATCAAGCAGCGTTTGCGGCTATTGCAAACGGATGCCGGATCACTTCGCTATTCGCATCTCTTCGACGCTGACAGAGCAAGAGCAACTCGATACGCTTATCCACGAAATAGCTCATGCCGCAAGCTGGATCGAGTGGGAGAATACGCAACAGCACGGGCCATTGTGGGGTCTCGAATACTCAAAGGCGTATCGGATTTACGAAAAAATCGTATCAGCGGAATAAATTTTTCCCAATGTTTTCATTGGTCAAACGCACTTTTCGACTGAAAACTACTAAGTTTATAAATTAGTAGTCTTGCAATTGAGGCAAACGGTCGATAATCTTAGTACATCGCTAGCACGTGCTAGCAAGTTTCGATAGTAAAGGGTTAAGCAGATGACAGTAGCAAACGCAGTTAAGAAGTTGACCAAGAGCGGATTTGAAGTTACAGGTTCAGAAATGCGATTTAGCGGACGCAATGGACTTCGAGTTGTCGAGTTCAGTCGAGTTGGACGCGATTCTGATTCGATTGGTTGCATCAAGGTGCGATCAGTAAACGACAACGACGATGCACAGTCGGACTACTCAGCGGGGGTTTGGTGCGACAACATTTCGCAAGCGATCAGGCTGGCCTTGCAGTAGCAACCAACTGACGAGCCGGGAACGGCGAAACCGCTACGGCGGTATTTTTTAGTTTTTAGTTTTTTTGGGAGGGTTGAGAGATGGGCATTCATCAGTACATCAACGCGAATTCGGCTTACGAACACTCGCATTTAGTCGCACGGGATTTGATGGAGAAGGTAAGCGAGTTACTTTCGGACATGCTTCCACCAGATAACGACGTGCGTGAAATCAACTGGGCGGACGTGGGCACCGTTAAC